TCCGTAGGAGCTCTTTGTGGAGCTGTAGAAAACGGGTTCAACATTGATTCATAATAAGAATGTTTACTATTCTTAGCAGTTGATTTTTTATTATATTTTAGCTAATATTCTGGATCGTAAATTTTGTTTCCTTTCTTCTTCTTGTTCTTGCCCGCGTTAAAATTGAGAACGGAGCTTTACATACCTACTGTACATATGAGTTCAGGGCCACACCCAAAAAGTGAAGGTCCTGTCACCCTTGTTTTCAGTTTCTTCTTTGGTCTGGCGCTTCTGGGTTTAGGGTTCGTGGTCTTCTTTGTCAGTTTAGTTTCTGCGCTCTTCTTTAAACCACGAGGGAACATGAGGTCTGGTCTGTATTGATCACGAGCTTCATCAAAAAGCTTATTTCCTTTTAGTGCTCGGATCATGCCTGTTACACATGCTTAATATGCTTTCTATCCAAAGAGTTCTTAACGAACGAATCTCTTTATTTTAACATATATCTCTGAAGGATTCTTGCATCTTAAAAGCTCGGAGTCGAGATCTCCTCCGATTCTAGTCTTTAATACCTAGCCATCTAGGTTATTAAATTAGTTTTATGATGCATAAATGTAGACTTACTAGGATACTTATGGTGCCTACTCTGCCATAGGTAAACTGTTTGGGCCACTTGTAACGTCTGAAGGGGCATGGCTTTGTCCTTTGTCGAAATGAATATTTGTTTAAGTAACTTGCTGGTAAAATTCGTCGGCTAGTTAGACCTAGAAAGTTTTGGTACGTGCGTTTATAGCATATACCTTTTACCACGGTGTAGTAACCTAAGGTCCTAATGTCCCGTAATTTTAACGTTCTAAGTCCATAAAATATTAAACACTTTTTTCATTCAACAAAGTCCATAAGGTGTAGCAGTAGTCATCGCTGTTTTTTCCTTTCGATGCATACTCCAACATGAGCTGTTACGCCCAATATGGTGTGTGCCTTGTCAGCAGAACTTAATACACCAAGTCTAATCTGCCACTGGGTTTTATACCGAGTTTCATAAGCTCATTCTTCAAGAGCTACCCGTGTGCGGTATGCGCCACTTCTGCAACAACGGAATCCATCAAAGCTTGTTGCAGCATGGTTCTGGGCATATTAGAATCAGATTTGGTTTGTACGTAAAGTACTCTCTCGTGCTGCCTGTAAAACCCTGAGGTCAGTGGATTCCTAGTATACACCCCTCTCTTAGATAGAAACTCATAGGTGTTCCTAGGATACAGCTTCAGCTCCTTAACGTATTATCCCAAGCCGTGGACCCCTTTCCCTGTATCGCTAAAGTAATTCCGCCAAACAGCATCGAACAACATATAATTGTGCTGGTCACTTATGATCAGAACATCATCGCCGGCTACAATTGGGTGCGCTTTAATTTTCTCCCTATGTAAAATAAATCCTATGTATTCTAATTGTCTTAGAGTATTATTGACAGTTGTAAAGCTATTTCCTGAATACATAGTACCTATTACGTTTATTCTAGCATTCTCGTAGGGGGCTGGCATACGCAGTTTCACCGATATGGAACTAGAGAGTAAATTCTTTTTTGCCTAGTTTAGAAAAATAGTAGGTAAGTTGACTCTGTCTAAATATCGGAATTTGTTGATAATGTAATGGTCAACTAACTTAACAAGACTTATATGTTAGTGCGAATCAAAAGCAGATCCGTCTAAGCCATAGAAGACCGGATCATCATATAAGTCTGCGATATTTTATATCATTTATGTTATCTGATCTTAATTTTTCCCAAATCCAAGGTGTTAATCTAGTTTTGCTACCATGTCTTTTTTCATCTAATAAGCTGCAGCACCTCCGATAAGTGTTACATTTGGTGGAGGTGAGAATATGAATCTAGGTGCTTTAGCAGTAATTGATCCATCTGTAGTATCTTTTATCCCCCATTCAGCTGGTTTTGCAAAGCATTCCCAGACATTCTTAGCTTTCAAGTTCAACATATCATTCAGTTTTCGCATGTATTAATTATACTGAGCAGAATCTTACTACTTAATATGTTCTAAGTATTCTTCAACAAAAATCATTGCATACGGATCTGATGATATCTTGCTTAAAAA